ACAACAGCTTTCTGCAGCATATCCGTAGTCAACTGCTTTAACTCTTTCCCAGTGTAAAGGTAGTGCAAAAGGAGCAATAACATGAACTGTTGGGTCAAATTCTACAAAAGCTGCTCCTTCAGCTACGTCCCAGTTACCTTCTAATAGCTGTCTTCTTTGAATGGGTGGTAAAGACTTAAGCATTTGCTCATAGACACCATCATCCGCAAGGTATGGGTTATCAGCAAGTTTGGCAGGTATAAATTTACGGGTAAGTCCATCGCCACCCATAAAGGATTTGTTTGATTCGTTAGGTTCAATATATCTTTTCTTTACCCATTGAGAACCAACACCACCGGGGTTAGCAGTACAGCGTAGGTATGTTTGTATCTCTGGGTCAGTTGTTCTAAGACGTGAAGCAAGATAGTTCCAACTAAATTCTGTAGGTAGATGAGTTATCTCATCAAATCCTATCCAACTATATGCTTGTCCTTGATATCTGTATACGTCTGCATCTCTTTCAAGGAATCCAAACTCAACCTTTGCACCGCTTGGAAAGTTCCAAAGCTTTTCTACTTCTCTGAACTTAGCACCGGGAAATGCTTGAGGGTAAAGTTCACGAGACTTATCAATCATCTCTCTAAGCTCTGGCATAGACCTTCTAAGTATCAAAGCTCTATGGGCTTTTCTATGTGCGTATCTTAGTGGGTCAACTAACATAGCATAAGACTTACCACCACCGGCAGCTCCACCGTATAATACATCTTTTTCACCAGCAGCAAGGAAGTCTGTTTGTGGACCTTCGTTAGGATGGAATAATACTTGATGATTATCTAGTTGTTCTCTTACAGCTTTTGGTAAGTTATCTAATTCATCAGGACTAACAACACCTTCTTTAGTATTGTCAAGTTTTTGAAGTGTATCTTTTTGTTTCTTGAACGATTTTCTAGCGTTGTTTAATTTTTGTTCAAGCTTTTGAATGTTTTTTTGTTTACGAGTGATAGTTCTACGTGCTGCATCTTCTGCAGTCTTAGGAGGTCTACCACCTTTTTTACGAGGCGTACCATCTTTATTCTTTACAAAATTACCGTCTTTATCTTGCAAGTAAAGATGTGGGTTCAGCTCCCAATCTTTCGCTTCGTAATCCATATTTTTTATCTATGTGTTTTTTTAATCCCGGAGCAGACATACGTCTATCCGTTTTATATTCTAACCAATCACATGCAGCCTGAAGGGATACTTCTTCGTTTACTACCATGTTCTCAGCTATTTGGAGTGCTTCTAACTCTTCATCAATAGGTTTTAAAAAAGAACTTGATTCATCAACTAACTCATATCCAAAAGGTATGGTTGATGTAGCTCTTTTTATGTATCCTTCTTTCATCTATATTTAGCTGTTTTTTCTGCTATTTTCTTTGGTTGTTTAACGAACTGTCTTCCACGTCTAGTTCCTTCTCGTTTTGCTTTTGTTGTTGCTGCATATTCTTGAGATGATAGTGCCTCTCTCGCTTTCTTCGGGAGATATCTTTCCCCCGTTTCCGCAGACGGTTTACCACTCTTGGTACCCCAATCTTGTTTGGTCCATTCTCTTAGACTTTGTTGACTTTTTCTTAATGACATTATTTATAGCCACCACCTTTAGCTTTGTATTCTTTGGCAAGAAGCTGGGCTTTTCGAGCAGACCATTGCCCGGCTTTACCACCCTTGGTACCAGCTTTAATCTTCTCAAAAAGCCTCTTACGCATAGTCGGTTTCGTATAGTTACCGGCTTTATTTACAGTTGACTTAGTCTTCGTCTTTGTCTTTCTTGGCATTTTTATCCTCCTTTTTAAAGATTCTATCCCAGTTATCACTAAACTCATCACGAGTAATGTTACCGGGTTTACCTTGATTACGTCTCATAGACAATCTACTGTTTTGTTTGTGTAAGGCTTTGAATTTAAAGTGTCCTGCGTGTGGCATATTATTTTATAATCCTAACCAACCTTTAATTGTTTTAATCCATTCAGGTTTCTTTTTGTTTATAATAACACCTGCTATTATTAAAGCTACTACTAATCCTATTACTGTATCCATTTTATTCTCCTATATTAGTTCTTTATAAATGTCTTTACAACTTTCTGAAGTCTTGAACATTTCATAAACTTATGAAACTTTTTAAAGTATCTTTTTACCATTTAACTTTGTCAGCCCAATAAGCTGCTGACATTTTTCCTTTTGCTATGTTCTTAGCGTGACGAGCTTTAAAAGAACGTCTCTTTGCTTTCATTCTATCAGATTCACCTGCTTTAGGTTTACCTGCAGTCTTAGCACCTTTTTGACCAAACCTAATAGTCTTTATCTTATCGCCTTCTTTGGCAACAACAATATGTGATTTAGTTTTATGTCCCGGAGTTCTCTTAGGTTTGTTATAACCTGATACTCCTGCTCGTTCTAATCTACTGTCTCTTCCTTTGGAAGATATTTTTTTCTTAGTCATTTTAATGTATTGTTTTTTTCTTTACTGTTGTATCGTGTTGTAGTTCTTGGATTTCACCCAGTACTAACAACCCATACTGTATTGCTATTCTATTTGCTTCAGCTACTGTTTCAGCTTTAATGTATGGACCAATAGCTGCTCCATCTTCATTAACGTGTTCAGTTATCCACAACTTCATATTCTAGTCCTCTGGACTTCCAACTACTTCGTAGTCACCATCCTCTGCTGTGATGTCTATGGTTTGTTTTTCTGGTAATATAAATATACCACCGCTAACATTATGGTTGACATCCAGCTTATCTGTTTTAACAACACCAGCTCTATCTAGTATTGTTTGTGCAGCAGCTAATTTATTGTTAGCTTGAGGTACAGGCTTATTAGAGTTCATAATCTCTATAAGCTTGAATGCTGCTGTAGGGGCTTCCCTTGCAAGTACGTCACTGGCAATATCTACTACTTCGCTTTTAAGAGATTTTAATATTTGATAGTGATTGCCTGAATACCCTGCAAGTTCGGCTGACTTTTTGAAATCCCCACCTGTTTCAACAAGATTGTTTAGAAATGCTTGTTGTTTTTCTGTGAGGTTTCTTTTCTTTTCCGGTAAATATGACATACCCTATATTATAGACATTGAATAAAGATTTGTCAAGTCTTTTTAAAGTTTTTAAAGTTTTTTCAAAAAGGTCTTGACAAATGGAAAAAAGATGTGTATAATAAAGTTGAAAACGTCCCCCGGTTTAAATACCTAATATAGGCAACCCAAGCCCCAATAAAATCTAACAAATATTTATCAATAATTCTTAATTATTTTTATAAGACCCCTACAACTTGTTACAAATTATTTAACAAGAACTAGGGGTTTTTTTATGTCTAAAGGTTTATAAAGTTTGTGAAGTTTTAAAGCTTTATAAAGCCCAACTGGTTAATGTCAATATTGGTTAGAAATGTGTATGATTTATATATATATAGGGGGTGGGGGTGGGTGGCTCCTGCGTCCCCTACTTTAAAAGCGTTGTACAAAAATTATACAGTTTATCAAGACTTTACAAGCTGTATAAAAATTATACAGTTTTAAAAGTTGTACAAAATTTGTACAGTTGCACCCCAAACTTTACAAGGCTTTACAAGTTGTACAAAAATTATACAGTTTTTAAAGTCTAGTTAATGAGCCTTGAAAAATAATATCTTTTTTAAAGTGTACAAAAATTATACAACTTTAAAAGCTGTACAAAAATTATACAACTCTAAAAACTGTACAAAATTTATACAATTTACTAAACTTCATAAGACTTATAACCACTTATAACCAACACTTATATTACTGTTCTCGTGATATATAGCTGTATAAATTTTATACAACACCACCTCTACAACCCGCATTCTTACAGCATTTAAAAAAGTGTTGCATTCTCTTTTTATTTTTTATATTGTTTTTCCAAGTCAGAGCAATAAAGCAATGACTACTGTATAAATATACAGCATAATAAAAAGGAGTAAATATTATGAAAACATTTAGAAACACACCACTAACAAATGATGATACAGATTATTTTGCATTATCATTAATAGAAAGAGGGTTAGCTGATACTAGGTCTTTAAAAATAGCCGAGGGTTTAAGAGCTAACGATTGGGACAAAGTCGCTTCAGCTATCTGTAATTGTGACTGTTCTAACTTTAAAAGACTTTATGAGATTGAGCCTAGATTGATGTATATAGCTATTGAAAAGGGTAATGCTAAAGTTATACAAGATAGAATCAATGAAATAGAGGAAAATATAATTTAACCCCTAACCACCAAAGATAGTCTTTCAGACTAAAACAAGCTCCTTAATTGGGGCTTTTGGTGGTAGAAACATAACATAATTATAAGGAGTAAATATATTATGGACTATAAACAAAAACTAAAAAATGATTTTAATGACTTTGATGAGTTATTAAATAATCCTAATCATGTTGTAAGAAGATATTTTACAGCTTTTATAAATGGGGACTATGGGGAAACTATTTATAATAAATGGGAAAAAAGATATAACGAAGCAACAACAGATAAAAAACTAAGGGCTTTAGTTATTCAAGCATTTTTAGAATACAATGCTTTAGATTATGATTGCACATCTCAACAAGTTCAAAGATGGCTAATGCAAAATATAGGTATTGAAAAACTAGAAAAGTTAAATATTGAATTAATAAAAGATATTATAGATTTAAAAGAGGTGGCATAAATGAATATAGACTTAGACAAAATAAAAAAATATGATTATAGCGATACATCAACAGCAAGAGAATTAATATACATGCTGACAGAAGAACTTAAAAAGGTGTATAAAATACAAGATGACTTAATAAAATCAATAACTAAAGAGGAAAAATAACATGGAATATAAAATAATAGATTGGGCATATAATAGAATGTTTCCAAATAAAACTTTTAAAACTTTTGACCATGCTATAGCTTTTTTAGATGAAAGATTTAGTGAAGATGAAATGCAAGATATATTTGTAGTTCCTTGTAATACTAGATGTTATCATCAAGGCTATTGGTCTACTATGAACTAATACTCCGTAAAAACTTCAAAAGTTTTACCCCCTTTATTGGGGGCTTTTTATATCTGAAATAAATTAATAAGTTAGTGAGTACTTACTTTTTACATTATAAACGCCACTTATAATATAACATAACTTAACATTATCGGACTCAATGAGAAGCCCTACATTGAATTATTGATGTTAGCCTAGCCTTAGTATGTCTTTTTAATTTAAACGCTTTCTATAAATGTCAACCCCTAAATGAAAAAAAGTATATATTATTTTTCAAGGTCTTGATTTTTAAATCCTAATATGAGATGTAAAAATTTATTACACTATATCAACTAAAATGTAAAGCAAATTATAAAAAATAAATTAAATAAATATCTTGTGTATTTGTTGACAATAAATTAAATTTAGAAGTGTTAAATAAATTAATTAGTGAGGGCTAATATGAAACATAAGAAAGAAATAACAATGCCGAACTTTGGCGAAGCTGTGAATGTTGATAGAGTAAAAGATTTTTCACTTGCTCAACTCAAAGCATTAGACAAGTTGCTAGACGGTAAAGCTACACAAAAAGATTATAATATTTTAAAGGGGGCTAAGTAGATGATAAGTAGAACAATTTATAAACCGGCTAGGAGGAACACAAGGAACACTAGCTGTATGCTGAATAACAATGTAAGAACTGCTAGACAGCAACGAAGATATGAAGCTAAACTAAACAGACAAGCCAACAAGGAGGGCAATAGAAATGGAAACAAATAAACTAACTAACTTTGTAATCTTTAGAAACAATAAAAGATTAGAAATGATAAAAGATATTTATATCAATGGTAATGCTTTTTCAAAGATGAATGTTGAGCAAAGAGAAAAAGAAAAGAACAAGCACAAGGTACATAAAGATAATTATGTGAGTGTGAATGTATTATCAGAACATATGTTTATAAGGGAGGGTAAGTAGATGAAAACAGATAAGACAGAACTAGCGAATGACAATGGCATAACTGTTAGTGGATTGAGAGATACGCCTGAGTGGTGGGAGGTGGCAGACAAGAACGCTAATCCTAACGGTAAGGTGCATATAGAGGTAGACATACCTAATACGATTTCTAAATCAGCTACACTTACACAGGCTAACGGTGGTGTAAGGTTTGAGATAGAGCAAGAGAATATAGATATGTTCATTGACCTATTGCAGAAAGCTAAAAGGAAACTCAATCAGATTGATATACCTAATCCAATGATAGATAGATTGGTAGAGATTTATCAAGAGAAGTTAGATAACAAGGAGGACTAATGAAAAATAAAGTTAAAAATATAAAATCTATAACTAATAATATAAAACTTGAAAGCATACATTGTGCATTACAAGAACTACAACAGGAGTTTAATATTCCTGATGACCATGAGCATTTAGAAAATGCTTTTAAATTTACAGAAGATTTAAGAGAAAATTATTTTGAGGAGGTTAATTGTGAGTGAGAAGCTAAGTAAATATCATTGTGAATATTGTGGAGAGCAATATCCAGAAATGGAAGATGGCGAATATACATTTATTGAAATTGACATAAGACCATATAACTTATTTTGTTGTGAGACTTGTGTTAATAATCACATAAACGATATAGAAAATAATGAATGGTCTAACCATGACGGAGACAATAAAGGATTAGAGGTTTATTATAAAGATGAAATTAAAAATAATTGGATTGGTTATCCTTTAAGAATAGTATCAGCAGATAACCTACAACTAATAGAACAAAGAAAGATAGGAGGATAGAATGAAACTTCACAAGGATTTTTACGAATACAAGACTATACCCTTTACATATTTTGCAAAGATTAAGAACAGGCATGATTTTAAAAGGGAGTGGGTAACTGTTAGATGTCAAGAAGATATTATGAAACAACAGCCACAGAACGTAGAGATAAGGAGGTTGAAAAAAAATGTTTGACAATATGATATTATGGGTAGTAGTATATTTATTAACAGGACTTGCTACAGGTTATTACTTACACAGGAGGGATAAATAATGAGCATGAGTACACGACAAGCAATATACATAGAGAACTTATATGAGGGTTTCTATGAGAAGCATTATGAGGAGTTAAGTAAAACTTCTGATGATGTGGAATGGATAGAGAACGAAGCTAGTAGATTAGCTGAGATAGATTTAGATAACTTTGAAATGGAGGGATAAAGATGAGTATACCTAAACAAATGTTAAAAGAATGGTGCGAGACTTATGAAGAAGCTATTGAGACCTTAGATTACTTAGCCAACAGAAGTGTTGGAACAGCTAAAGAAGAAATAAGAGAAGGTCTTGAAGATTTTTTTATTGATAATGGATTAATGAGTGAAGAAGAATTTAAACAGGAGGTAGATAATGAAAACTTGGAGTAGCACGATAACATATTCTGTGTTTGATATGGGCAGAGAATGTGAGACAGAAGAAGAATATATTGAGTGGGTAAAAGAAACTTTTAGAGAAGACCACAACATAGAGCTAAGAGATGATGAGATAACTAACATACAAAGGGAGGAATTATATTATGAGTAGAGTATATAACGATTATTACTTTGAAAAGCAGGACATACTTGACACACTTGAAAAACTTGACATGAGTGTAAGGCTTTTAAATGTCTGGGTAAATGAGCCAATGGGTTTTGAGAATGCTAAGTATCTGTTGGAAAAGAACGCTAACCAAAAGTTTAATTGGTTTAGTAGAGACATGGTAAAAGAATTAGTAGAGGAGGAGGAGAAATGACAATAGAAGATATATACGACATGATAAGAGACAACGAAAAAAAGTTAGATAAAATATTAGAATTATTAGAGGAGGTAGATGATGAATGTTGATAGCGATAAACCAAGATACCTAGAGTGTATCTATGAAGCACCTATTACTTTTGACTTAGAGGAACTAGGTATTGATTGGGAGAATGTCAAAGACTACTACATAAAGTATGGGACTTTGTATGTTGATTTCAAAGATGGAACTTCAGAGTCGTATTATAATGCAGACGTTGGAGAGACTGATTATAAATGGGCAGTCAGAGAAAGTATATTAACAGAAAATTATGATTTAGTGGAGGGATTAAACTGATGTATAAGTATATAGATTGGGATAGCAAACATATAAATAAATTAGAATTAAAGAAAGCTATCAAGAATGATTTAAAAAATATTAAGAAAGATGATTTAACAGACTTGATTGCTTTATTAATTACAGAGGATATATGTGTTGGAGAAAAAGAAAATATGTATAATGGTTATATGAAACAGTATGCTAAGAACAGAAACAAAGTAAGTGATAACATAAAAAAATCACATTATGAAATAAACCCTGTTGATTTCTTAGAAAAAGATAACCTAACAGATTTAGATAATTTTTTACATGAGAATATTTTTTCTCATTATGAAAATGATAAATTTGATGTACATACTTTTGATTATAAAATAGTATTAGATATGGAGAGAGAATTATTATGAACAGAACATTATACAAAAAACTAGAGGACATATGTGCAAGAGAATATATCCTAAATAAATTATCGGCAACTAAGTTTAGAACATTTGTCGACTTTCTTTATGACGATATAAGAACGTGGGATAAACCAATGGAAGTATCAGAAGTAGATATTATACATAGGATAGAAGAGCATATGAGCTACATGGTGAGCAGTTATCTAACCAAGCCATACGAGGGTATTAGTATGGACGAACAAGCCCTTAGACAGGCTTAGAATTAATTGATATTTTTTAATAAAATTACTTGACAAGATTTTTAGGAGGTGTAAAATGCTTAACAAGTTAAAAAGAAAAAAAGAAAATAATAATAAAATGAATAATAAAAATATATATAATAATATACCTAAACATTTAAAACATTTATCAGTTGAAAAATTAAAGGGATTGTTATATCTTTTTAGAAATAGAGTATAGTTATGGCAGTTAAGTCAAAAGCATTTAGTCAATCTCATACTTCAGCAACAGGTGTTAGAGGTAAGAGAACAAGTCAAGGTAGAGGTAATGTTGGCTACTCTACCATGAATAAAAATAAGAAAGCTAACCATAAGAAATATAGAGGGCAAGGAAAATGAATATTAATGTAATAGAAAAAGAAATACTTAAAGCAGTTGATATAGAAAAACAAACACTAGAAAATAATTTTAGGACTTGGGAAACTGTTGAAGAAAGCTTTACAGATTTAGAAAACTTTATAAAAAAATTATTTATAGAATATAGAGGGTAAGGAAAATGAAAACTAAAATATTAAAAAACAAAGTGACTATTGAAATGAACAACGAAGAGTATGATACCATGTTTAAATACATTGATAAACTTCGAAGCATGTTAAATACTTTACATGAGACAAACGATTTATGGTTATCTGATGTTCAAAATTTACACAGTCTTAAGTGGGAACTAGTAGAGATGTTAGATGCTGAGTGGAATTCAAATACTTATAAATATGTAAAGAGAGGTAGCAAATGATAGGCGAACTAATAGGACTAGGATTTGTAATACTATTTATGTTAGTATCTTTGACAGCAGTTGGATTTATAATAGCAGATAGTGATTATGAC